TGAGCGGCCCGACAATCCCCGGTAATCGCAAGCCGGTATCCGCTTCGGCCATTCTCACCGCGCTCGGCGACGACCTCACCAAGATCAAGTCGGAAGACAAGTTGACGTGGATCGACGTGGCGCGCGTCCTTGGCAAGTCGGACGATCAGGCAGCCAAGTACGGCGAGGGCACTGCCGAGATGGGCGTCACCGCGTTCTACTTTGCCAAGCAGGCGTGGAACGGGCGCTTCACCGGCACGGCGGACGCGCTGATCGGCGTGCGCGCGCCCGACGCACTGGACGACCGTTCGCGCGGATCCCTGTTGCTGAAGGCTGCACTAGAGCTTTCGGTCGCTCTGGAAGACGGGTCGCTTACCGAAGATGAAATTCGCGCCAGCCGATCGACGCTGGAGAACGCGCGCGATGCGATCGATGGTCTGCTCGCCCGCTTGAAGCCGAGGGCGGCATGACCGTTCACGCCTTCCCCTCACGCCACCCCGGCAAGCCTTACCGCGCCTATCAGCAGCACCAATGGAGTGAAGCCTTGCGCTGTCTCAGGGATTGCCGTGTCGTGCGTGCGTCGGGTTCCGCTGCCGAGCGGTTCCATGCGCTTATGGCCATAGGCTATGCGGAATCCGCCGGGCCTTACAATTGGCGGCTCACAGATCTGGGCGCCGAACGAGCGGCGGAACACGCGTTCGCTGAATATCGGCGCAGCAGCGTCACCCCTTACGCGCATAGCGTAGGTGGAGCGTTTTACGCTGATGCAGCCATCGCTATCCATGGCGCCAGCAAGATAAGCGAACAGGGCAACTTTCGACATCGCGCGACCTCCGTAGGAGAGGTGATGTGATTAAGATAATTATCGGCGATTGTCGAGAGAAATTGCGCGAATTACCTGCTCAATCTGTCCACTGTTGCGTGAGTAGCCCGCCCTATTTTGGTTTAAGAGACTATGGCGTTGATGGCCAGATGGGCCTTGAGCCGACGCCGGAAGAGTTCATCGCCGGCATGGTCGCGGTGTTCGCCGAGGTCCGCCGGGTGCTGCGCGATGATGGCACGCTGTGGCTGAATATTGGTGATAGCTACGCCGGTTCGTGGGGCGCGCAAAGCCGGGGTAACACCGCTGGCGAGGCGTCCGCAAACCTTCAAGGATCGTCACCTCTATCGGCCCGTCAGATCGCCTCGCATCCGCTTGGGCAAACCGGGACCGGGAGCCTCAAGAACACGCCGGGTATCAAAGCGAAAGACCTGATCGGCATTCCGTGGATGCTCGCCTTCGCCCTTCGCGCCGATGGCTGGTATCTGCGCCAGGATATCATCTGGAGCAAGCCGAACCCCATGCCTGAGAGCGTGCAGGATCGCTGCACGAAGGCACACGAGTACGTGTTCCTGCTCAGCAAGGGGCCGCGCTACCACTATGACATAGACGCCATCGCCGAGCAGGTAGCGGCCTCATCGGTCGCGAGGCTATCGCAGGACGTTGACGGGCAAACTGGCTCAGAGCGCGTTCCCGGCAAGACCAACGGCGCGATGAAGGCGGTAGGAAAGGGCGGGCGCAACGCGTTTCGTGGGCAGGGTGCTAACCGCGACACGGACGGCGGCTCTGCGAACCGAGACGGGCGCGATATGCGGGACGTTGGGGCGAGCCTTACCCGCAACAAGCGCAGCGTGTGGGAAGTCGCGACGCAGCCTTTCAGCGAAGCCCATTTCGCCACATATCCGCCCGCTCTTATTGAGCCCTGCATTCTCGCCGGCTGCCCTATCGGCGGTACGGTTCTGGACCCGTTCTTCGGCGCTGGCACCACCGGCCTCGTTGCCGATCGTCTCCAGCGCGACTGCATCGGGATCGAACTGAACCCGGAATACGCCGCGATAGCCGAGCGTCGCATCCGTGGTGAGGCGGGCATGTTCGCGGAGGTACTGGCAGCATGACCGTCCTCGATCTCACCCCAGAGCACGCCGCAGCCGCACGCCGCTTTGACGAATGGCAGGATCGCCTACATGCACGCCTGTACGCCAAGCGTCTCCTTCGTCCTGATCGAAGGGAGGCAGCTAACCGCGGCGTAAAAACCAAGCGTGACCGTGCCCAAGCCATGTTCCCCGGACAAGGGAAGGGGGCTGCACTGTGAGGTTCGAACTTCCGCTGCCGCCAACGACCAACAGCCTGTTCGCGACGGACTTCAAGACCAAGCGCCGATTCATCTCGAAGGAATATGCGGCGTGGAAGCGTGCGGCGGGCGCGTTACTGCGCGAGCAATACGCGCGCTATGACAGTCCCGAAGTTTTGAAGCCGGTCCATCTTCGTATCCAGCTCAACGTCAATCACCAGAGCGACATCGCGAACCGCGAGAAGGCGATTACCGATCTTCTGGTTCATACGCTCGACATGCCGGACGACCGCTACATCGATCGCTTGGTGATCGAACGTGATCGCGAGATCGAGGCTGCTGTGGTGACAATCGGGGAAGCTGTCGAAGATCGCGAAGTTTACGGCGCCTTCACCAGCGCGGCAGACTTATCCACAGAGAGCGCTTCGCTGGCGTCACAAAAGCCAGGGGGTCATAATTAGCCGGATGACCCATTCCAAGTTCAGGCACCTTCCAACGCGCCTCAACGCTGAAAACGCGTGGGAGGCGTATAGCGCGCTCGTTTGCCAAGCAAACGCCAATCCCGACCTGTTCGGCGACTTCAAGCACTGCCAGGCCATGACGCGCGCTTATCGTCGTTGGTCTCGGCTGTTCCTTGCAATGGACGAAGCCGCATGAACGCGCTGCACGCCATTGCTCCTCGGGAGCCCATCGCCGCGATCGAAAGCGAGTATGCGCTTATCGCGGTGCTGCTGTACGATAGCCGTCGCGTTGACCAGGTGGCAGACATTCTGCACGCGGAGGATTTTTGCGAGCCGCTGCACGGGCGCATGTTTGGCATCATCGTCCGCGAATATTCCGCGGGGAATCCGCTAAGCGCCCTTTCCATACGGCCCCTGCTCGCCGGCGACCCCGCATACGAATCACTCGGGGGATGGAGCTTCCTGGTCGGCATGACCACCATGACGACGCTGCTGACCGATCATCGGGCGGCGGCACGGCAAATCCGCGACCTTGCGAAGCGGCGGGAGTTCCTTGCGGCGCTAGGCGACACGATCACGCTCGGGCAGGATCTCAATGAGAACCTAGACGGCGTGGTAGAGGCCGCCGAAGCTGCGGTCGTGGCCGTCACGGACCTATCGAAGACGGTTCGGCAGCCAACCGGCGCCGAAGCCATGCGCCAGCTCATGAAGGCCGCGGAAAGCCCCAAGCGCTCGATCAAGTCGGGCATCATCCCATCGATGGACGAACTGCTAGGCGGCATGCGCCCGAAGCAGCTTGTTATAGGCGGGGGAAGGCCGGGCATGGGCAAGACAGCCGCCGCGCTCTCCTACAGCCTTGGCGCGGCTCAGAACGGCCATGGCGTGCTGTTCGTCAGCCTGGAGATGGGCGCAACCGAGCTTGCGGCGCGAATGGCGGCCGACTTGGCATTCAACGGGCACAGCGGGGTTCCTTATGCGGACATCAATTCGGACAACCCGTCGCGCCGCGCATTCGAGGCAATGCAGGACGCGGAACGGATGCTGTCCGATATGCCGTTCCAGATCATCGATGCCGGTGGACTGACCCTTGCGCAGCTCGAGCTTCGCATACGCCGGTACAAGCGCCGATTCACCGCCAAGGGGCAGAGCCTCGATCTGGTCGTCGTGGATTACCTCCAGTTGCTCCGCACCGACGACAAGCAGCGCTCTGCGTATGAAGCGGTATCGGAGATCAGCCGGCGCCTGAAAGCCATAGCCAAGGATCAAGACGTTGCAGTGTTCGCGCTCGCTCAGCTTAGCCGGGCCGTCGAGCAGCGCGCCGACAAGAAGCCGATCCTTTCTGACCTTCGCGAAAGCGGCCAGATCGAACAGGACGCCGATGCCGTGCTGTTTTTCTACCGGCACGCATACTACCTGCGCCAAGCGCTCCCATCGTCCGAAGATGACCCTATGTACGCCGCGACGATGGCCGAAATTGCGGCGGTGCAGGACGTAATCGAGTTCGTGTGCGCGAAGCGACGCAACGGCGTCACAGGCAGCAGCGTGGGCCAATTCCACGGACAATATCAGGCAGTCCGCGGGTGAAGAAGTCCGCGCAGCCTTGGATGAAGTTCTATCCCCAGGATTGGCGGGCCGACGAACAACTGCGCCTTTGCAGTCTCTCGGCGCGCGGCCTGTGGATCGAAATGCTCGCGATCATGCATCGATCCGAGCGCTACGGCCAACTCCTGATCAGCGGACGCGTCCCGACAGACGCGCAACTCGCTGTGCAAGTAGGAGCGTCCCCCGAGCAAGTCGCCGAATTGATCGACGAGCTTGCGGAAGCGGGCGTTTTCTCACGCGCAGCCGGCGGCGCCATCTACTCACGACGAATGACCCGCGATCATCGCAAGGCCGAAACTGCCCGCAAAAACGGGAAAAACGGAGGCAACCCAAACCTCCGAAAACTATCGGGAATTTTGCCGTTGGATAACCCACCGGATAAGGCCCCCCTTAAGCCCCAGAAGCCAGAAGCCAGAGGTTCTGTTTCTAACGAAACAGGCTCCGCCGACCCTGTGAAGACGTTGTTCGACATTGGCGTGGATCTTCTCACGAAAGCCGGCCGAACCGAAAAAGAGGCCCGGACGATGGTTGGGCTCTGGCGGAGCAGGAAGGGCGACCCTGAACTGGCGGCCCTGCTGATCCAGGCACGGAGCAAGTCTGACCCGCTTCCGTGGATACAGAAAGCGATTGGGCTGGAGCGATCGCCAGCGGACGATCTGCAAACGCTGCTCTCACAATCAGCGAGATATCGAAAGCAGGCAGCATGACCTCCAACCCATTGAAACCCCAACCACCAGTTAAAGAGGAAGCGGCGTAATGGCTAGAGCAGCAAGCCGACGCACGCGAGCGCGGCCAATGAAGACCGAAGTCCAGCACGTCGAAGAGCTGGCGGAAAGCGTAGGCGTCCCGACAGAGCAGCGCAGCAAGCTTGGCCGTCACACGATCGTAGACCTAACCGGCGAGCTGGGGACCAAGGGCGCCCGATACACAGTGCTGATAAACAGGGGAGGAACGGCAGTGGAGCGATGGGTAGCAAGTGACAAAAATGGGCTGTTTGAGGAAGGGCAGCAGCGAGCCATACGCTACACGCAAAGCCTGTGGCAGCGCGCCGATGGGCAACTCAAGGCCGTGGATACCACCCGCGACGTGGTTGACGACTATATCGACGGCATGAGCCAGCAGGAGGCGCTGGACGAACTCGGCAAGCTCAAGGACAGGGTGCCCCGTCCATTCTGGGAATGCTATGAGAACGTCTGCCGCTTCGATGAAGAGGCTGGAATCGCTGGATCTAGGCTGGCGACGAACAATCGCTCCGCGATCGACGCAGCCAAGACAACCGTGGCATTCACCGCGAGCTTGATTGCGCAATGGCGACGGCTGTAGGGTCGGGCATGGAGAATCCCGAACCACCCGAGAGCAATACGTTACCCTTCACTAGGGGTGAGCATCGCGAGGTGCTTAAGCTTAATCTCAAACCGGATCAGGATGTAGAGAAACCGATGAAGCGCGGCTCCTGGCTGCTGGTCGGCGCGATTACAGCGTCAGTCGGCAGCTTCGCTGGTTTTGTCGCAGGATGCTGGCATGCACTGAGCGGGGTGTTACCCTCTTGACCCGTGCGCACTTATGTGCCAAGCACCTGTCACTTGGCGTAGTCGCGCCCAGCCGAAGGGAGGTGATCCCATCTGCCGCGACTGAGATAGCGCCGAACGAGATTGCGCCCGCAGCCGAAAGGTGAGCGGGCGTTTCTGCATCTGGCTCAGGCCAGTACCCGCCAGCCACCATCCGAACGCGATCACATAGAACGAGATTCCCGCCAGCTATCATCCGACACGACACACGCAAGCCATGCTGCACACAGTGTTCGGCGCTGGCAGACTGGCGGGATACAGCTTGATGCGGCGCCGAGACCGGAGTAGCACAAAAGCGGGCCGACAGGTGCGCTAACACCAGCCGGCCCTAACCAATCACGATCGGTAAGGGATCGATATGGCTGATGCTCTTCTGGGTACGAAGGTCGCCGCGCGCAAGCGCCCTGCTCCAACACACTGTAAGCGTGGCCATGAGTACGGCGACACCGATTATAAATCTAACGGCGAGCGAGTTTGCCGCGCATGCAAGAAGGACCGCGCTAACGAGCGTAGAGCCAAGACTGGCGCCTGGCGCCACACGCCGAGAGACTTCAAGCGAGAAGGGCGCGTTCGGCAAGAGCGGCTGCGGGGTGACCCACAAGCGGCAGCACAAGCGCTAGAGTACAAGCGCAAGTGGGCCGAAAAGCTATCTCCTGAGAGGCGCGCGGATCTCCGGCGGCGCAAGGTCGAGTTACTGAAGCGCAGGTATCGCAATGACCCAGTTTTCCGACTTAAGCTGACGGTGAAGGGGCGAATGCGCGAGACCCTTCGCGCCGGCAAAGGGCGTTCTCGTTGGTTCGAGGCGGCAGGCTACAGCTTTCCTGAGCTCAAGACGCATCTAGAGCGCCAGTTCACTCAAGGCATGAGCTGGGAAAACTACGGCGCTTGGCATGTTGACCACATAGTGCCGGTGTCGTCCTTCAGCTTCGACAGTATTGATGACCCAGCTTACAGGGCTTGCTGGGCCTTGGCCAATCTGCGCCCGCTTTGGGCTGATGAAAATCTACGCAAGTCAGCTAAGCGGCTGCATCTCATCTAGGGCGATCGGCTCTGGATGACTGGCGGGTTTAATCATGGTAACGTCGCAAGATGGCTAGGCTCGACCTTCCCCGCTTGGAGCATCGTGTATTCAAGGACGATAGCTGGCAGTACCGAGGCGAAGTCTGGGGCTATCTGTCCATAGGTGATCTTCGCAATGTTCCGCCTGTTGACGGGCACTTGTATGCGTTCGCCGTGGAAGCGGGAGAGCCAGCCAGCGCCGCGCTGTACGACGACATCACGAAGTTGCGCCACCCATTCATGAGGGCGGAGATCGAGCGCGTCGGGAGCGAAGTCTATGCGATTGGCTTCTTCCACCCTGACCACGCAGAAGGTTGAACGCCTCCGAGGACGCAGAGGCGTAGAGCAACGCAAGCGCAGGCTACGAGCTGAGCCACTGTGCAGGCTATGTCGGGAGCAGGGGCGCACGACGATCGCCACTGTGCCGGATCACATCAAGCCTCTGGCTAAGGGCGGCACGGACACGGACGACAACATCCGCTGCCTGTGCGCTGAGTGTCACCACAAGGTGACGCGCGAAGAGTTCGGGCATCGGAAGCGCGTAGAGATCGGAGCGGACGGATGGCCGAAGTGAAGGTGCCCGTGACGCTGAGCATCAGCTACGAGGCGATCAAAGAGATGCTGCGCCTCCCCGTTGATGTGGATGTGTTGGGCATCTTGGGCGCGAAGGACGACGGCGGCGTGGTGCAACTTATCATCGAGACACCGCCACGGCACATCAAGCGCTCCAATCTCAAGGTGCAATACAAGAAGACTGGTGATCTCGACATGGGCGCAGTGTTCGGCAGCGTTGAGTTTGATGGGTTCGCATAGGGCGGGGGCTATCTGATTGTTGGCTGGGATGATCTTTGGACAC